TTTTTCTTTTTACCTTTTTTCTTAGGTCTTCCTTTTTTTGATCCGTAAGTTCCCATTCCGTACATAATTTATTTCCTTTTATTTGATTAGTATTTGTGGGGAAGTATCGCTAGACAAGATCCCCACAAAATTTGTAATTATCTTCTAATAACAATAGTGCATTGTACTGGACAAGCACCAGAAGAAGCATTGTTTGTAATAACTTGAATTGCTTCACCCTCTAATACATTATTTAATGCAGTAGGCTCAGAACTTCTTACATCACCAACAGCATCTCCAGCATAAGGTATAGTAATTGTTCCACCTGTTACATTTGCACTTCCTGATAAAGCAGTTTTAAAATTAATTACTGCATTAGCTGTACCAATTGCACCCTCTTGCACAGTAATAATTTTAATTATTCTACCATTATCAGGTACTGCAACATATCCAGTTGAACCAGATGCAGAGCAATCAGGTAAAGTTACTTTTATAAAGTAATCGTTTAGTGTTCTCATTGTCTTTTCCTTTTTTTTGTATTGCTTCGTTCCGATATTTAATCTTCAAAGAAAACAAAATTATTATTGAATATTATGAGGGAGTATAAATACCCCCCCATAAAAGTTATAACTACGCAGTAGTTAAATCGAATATACCACCAGAGGCAGCTTGGTTTCTTGACTCAAGAGTGTACTCTGCAAGTAAGAATTTCTTCTGTGCATCTCCACTTTGAGCTAGATCCTGAAGTTGGAAATCTCTTAGGTAAGAAACTGCCCACATATCAGGTTGTAAAACATAAGCTGATCTTTGTTGCATAAATCTATTTGGTACAGCAGTTAATGCTCCAAAATCTGATTCATAAATATCAACAGCAGCAACTAATCTTTTATTTTCAGCAGGGTCAAACCTTGTTGATCCACCAGTAAAACCAGATAGTTTTTGTTTGTTGAAAGAACCCAACATAATCATTGATGGATCTCCACCAGAGTCCCAACACTTCTTCACAACATCTTTTAGTTGTGATTCTGTGAAAGCTCTTTGAGTTCCAACAACTCTAACATTAGTACCATTACCAGCAGGATCTGCTGGAGTAGGAGAACCAAGTGCTGAGTGGTTAGTGTTTGCTTCAATCCAAGTTTCAATACCAGCAAGTTTTCTTGCAGTAGTATCGTTACCAGTTACTGGAGCTTGGTTTAATAATAGAGTAGTTTCCATATCTCTTTTTAGCTCTTTTGAAGCTTTTGAGATTTGGTAAGCCATTTCATTATTTCTACCAGCTTTAGATACAGACTCTAGAGTACCAGAAACGATCACAGCTTTTCTTGAAATCTGTGTTCTGTTTCCAACTCTAACAGTTGCAACCATAGCATTAAAAGCTACTTCATCACCTTCAACTTGGTGATTGTCAGCTGCTGCTGCTGCTAAAGCATCTGTTTGCCATTCATGGAAAACTCCTGTTGCAGTATTTTTTCCAACATTTGACATGAAGGGAGTATCTGTTGGTGAGATCGAATATATAATTTCAGATAAATCTTCTCTTTCACCCTTTGCATCATATTGACTATATGTGTTTGTTATTTGTGCCATTATATTTGTCCTTGAGGTTAGTTGTTATTAATCATGTCTAAAAACATACTGGTTGCATCTTTAGTGCTGCCAGATTTTCTTAGACGACTAAACTTTTCTTTTCTAGTTTTTAGAAGTGCATCGTTGCTATCTTTTTTAATCCCAGAAGAAAATGGTCTATTCGGTTTAGTAATTTTTCTTGCAATATTCGGTTTTGAACTTTGCATATTACGATACTTCATAGCATCTCTAACCAACAGAATTATCCTATGGTCACTAACATCATTAATTTCATGGTCTGTAAAACCATAAGATTTTAAATTAGTGTTAAGGTCTTTGCTTAAACTTGCTAATTTACTTGGATCAGATAACTCAGGCATTTTACTTTTCAACAAATAATGTTGTTCCATAATATACTTTTGCTTTTCTTGTTTCCTAGCATTTTCAGTTTTAGCAATGCTGTCATTAAGAACTTCTTGTTTTTTTCTTAAACGATGTTCTATTCTTGCAGCTTCTGTGGCATCTTCTTCATACAACTTTGATAAATCAGCAGAACTAATCTCCTGGTTTAATTGTTGTTGGGCATAAGACAGAGCTTGATTAACTTCATCAAACTTTTTAGATAAGTCTTGCCTTTGCTTTTCAGACTCAGATTGAAAATTCTTTCTTTCATGGGAAAGTTCTTCTGTCTTTCGTCTGTAATCAGCATCTCTGCTATAACCATTCCTCAATTCGTCAAGGGTAACGTCTAATTCTTGACCAGCAACTTTTACCTTGTAGGTGGAATCTTCTAGTTTCTCTTGAATCTCAGTCTGTTGTTCGTCTTGAGATACTTCTTGCTCAGATAATTCTGTATCTTCGCTTATTTCCTGTTCCTGAGGTTGATCTTCGTTTGAAGATTCCTCATTTGTTGGTTCAGGAGAATTTTGTGTTGGTGTTGGATCTTGTTGTCCAATAATATCTTCTTCTTTTGGATTTAATAATCCATTTAATGCTTTTGTTGCTTTTTGCATATCAGTTTCAGATCCTTTTAAGGGGTTGCCTTGATTGTCTGCCATGTGTTTGTCCTTTTTAAGTTAAGCTCCTCATATGAGGTTGGCTTATCCCAATCATTGTGACTAGAATTCTTTATTCTTAATATTATTTCTAAAATCTTCTAATTGCTTACTTGCAAGTTTGCCTGTTTCAACAATTTCTATAAAGTGTTGCTCTACTTTACCGACCACTTGGTAAGCTAACCAAAGTTTTTCTCTAGTTTCAGTTTCGGCTGCACCAGTATTAAATAAGCTTTCTGAATATAAAGCTTTGAGTTTAATAAATGCTGCTTTTAATAAATCGTTTTCTAAAAGTTGTTTAGCCTTGTTCGATTGGGTCTGTTCCTTTTGGAGGTCGCCCTGTTCCAGGTTGTTCATTTAAACTTTCAATTTGATTTTGTAACATTTGTGATTTGTCATTTGTGTTTCTAAAATCTTTAATAGATTCTTGTACTAGGATTTTGTTTAAATTTGCGTCAGCTCTTAATTGCTGTGAATCTATTTGAGCATTGTATTTTAACTCAAGTTCTTTCATTCTAATTTCTTGATCTAAAAGCATCCCAGCATTTCTACTCTTTAATTCTTTAAGCTCTAATTCTAGTTGTGCATTTTTTCGTTTTTCTTCTGATGCAATTCTAGTAAATTCTATTTTCTCAATAGGTGTAGGAGCTGGTGGTTGTTTAGGTTGTACCATCGACTTGCCCATATCAGGATTAACAAAATAATTATCAACATTTTTAAGCCCAGCATTTTCAACAATTTTTGCCAAACTATTATAAATATTTTTAAGACTAACCATTGGGTATTCTTGACCACCCTGTAATTGAAAGGCTTGAAGCTGTCTTTCTAAAATACTATTCATTATAACTGCTTGTTGATCGCTAGATCCTGTACCTAAGCCAACACTAATAGTTATATTATATCTGTTTCTCCATTCAGTAGGTCTGACTGGTACAAACTCATTGTTTAACTCAACAACTCTTTCTTTATCTTGATACTTACAAGTAAGTTCAAATATTTTTTTAAATAAATCTTTAATTCCTGTTTCAGCAAATACTCTAGCTACTAATTCCATTCTCATCTGAGATTGACTCATTAAAGCATTAACACCAGTTGCAGTTTTATTTAAACTGTCGGCATCTAATCCTTGTGAGTATCTTGTAACACCAGTTCTAGATTCTCTAACTGTATCTAAATATTCTAGTAGTGGAAAAGCTTGTTGTGAAATAGTTTGTGATTGCATTGGCATCATAACTTGACTTGGTGGCTGCTTAGTTCTTACAACTCCACCAGGACGACTTGTTAATAGGTCATCCAAGTTTACCATTCCATCCATGATGGCTACTCTGTTATTATTTGTTAAATACATATTATCCAACAATTGTCGCATAACAGTAGATTTAACTAATTGAACATCTTCTACTAATTCAGAAATTGATCTGCCATAAAATCTGTGTGGCATTGGAATAGGTGTAATTGAACAAAATGGCATTTTATCACAAGCCATATTTTCTAAGATTGTATAACCACCAGTTCCAGCAACTGTAATTTTTCTTAACTCTGCAATACCATCTCCATCAGTATCAACTCTAATATAACATTCAAATAATTCTACTTCCTCTGTTGAACTATCTGTGGATTCAGAAAAAGGTGTTTCGTCAATACCAGAATTTCTTGTTAAGCTTTCTTCATTTAATAAATTTTCATTTGAAATGGGTAAATCATCTATTATTTTTTTATCAAAGCCCATCTCTATTAATTCACTTCTTGTCTTAGAAACTCTGTGAGCTATAAAATTTGCTTCTTCAATTGTCTTAGCTGTTCTTTGAATTAAAAATTCCTCAGGTGGAATATTTTCTATCTTAACTTTGCCAGACCCATTAGTTCTTTTAATAATAACATTGTGCATCATAGGCACAGGCATTTCTGGCATAATTTCGCCAGTCTTAATAGCCATAGCTTTAACTACTTCTAATTGAGCTTTAGTAGTTTCATCTTCAAAGCTTTCTTCTTCTACAACTTCAATATTATCATCTTCTATTAATATTCTGTATTCATCATCACTTAAATTTTGATATGTTTCTTGCTCAACACTTTCAGACTCATCCCAATAAACTTTGACGATCCCATTCTTTTCTAAAAGAGCATCTTTGAACCAGGTATATAAAATTGAAAAACCATCGTTATCTTTATTAAAAATATAATTAATATAGCTAGTTACTTGCTCAGCCATCTTAATATCTTCAACTTTAACAGGCTCACACTTAACAACCTTCTCACTTGATGTAAAAATTCTAAGTAGGTTTGGCAGTATGGTTTCAATAGTGTCAGCTACATCAGTTGATACAACTTGTGATCTACCATCTATTTCTGTGCCTAGCTTTTCGCCCATGTAATATTTAAGCGATTTTTTTCTTTGGCTAGATAAAGAACCACCCATGTACCCTAAAGCATTTGTTATTTCGGAATTGATAATTCCTCTTAACTCTATATCTGATATTTTTTTTGCCATAACTTTTTAAACTATATAATTTGTGTTAACTGGAACTTCTTTTTTCCAATTTGAAAGTTCTATTCCTTGCCCAGCTACTCCAGTTCTAAAAGCATCAGCACA